CAATCATTGACAGGCACTTCTTGATTGCGTCCGTCAGGGATTTCTTTGGCGCGTCAAAGTCGGTCATGGCGCCGTAGTGCGTGCCCCGGATATAGGGCGTATGGCCGAAATGCACTACTTCACACTTCTTGTCGTCCTGCATGTACCAAAGCCGGACCTTGAGCGTGTGCATTACGGCATGGCCAATCACTTCACCACCATGCTTGATCTGTGCGCCTGGCTGGAATTGCTCGTCCTCAATCTCATAGCCCCAATCTTTGCCGATTGGCCCAAAGGCTTCAGTTGCACGCTTCACCATGTAGGTGCCGTTAATGCTGGTAACTTTTCGGCCATCCAGGTCGCCAGTCTTGGTAAAGCCCGGCGCGGTTTCCTCAACGGATTTCCACAGTTCAAGGTTACTCACTGTCGCGGCCCTCCGGTTTGTACTCAATGGCGGCCAGTTCCTTAATGCGCTGCTCGATGTTGTGCAGCTGGCTGCCCATTTCCCGGCGTACCTGGTCGGCCTTGGTTTCCAGCATATCTATCTCAGCCTTTACCGGGTCGCACTCAGGCACAGCGACAATAACGGTATCTTTCCCGAGGTGCGGGTAACCCATACCGCTCATATCGCTGGTGAAAACCTCTATTTTGCCGGGCTTGTACTTGTCCACATGGAAGTGAATTTCTACTTTCATGGTTTCTGGAATGGAATTACTCATTGCTGCCACTCTCCGTATCGCATTGTGTTTCAGGGTTGAAGTTTGGCCACGTACCTTCCGCGACCATTTTGCAGTAGAACTCGTTGGAGCGTTTTTCCTCCTCGTAGTCGGCGGTGCCTACCAGGCCAAGCACAAGGATTGTTGCGGCTATTGCGATTGCTTTATTCACGTTCACCTCCGTATCAACAATTCAAACTGTACTAGCGGTTTTGGATATGTGCAACTATTTATTTGTCATTCTACATTTCGTCCTTTATTCTTGTCATACCGTAACAGATTGGAGTATATCGTATGGAATTTAATGCAGGCCGGGCGGCAAAGGTCGCCATGGCACAAAGAGGAAAAAGCAGGGCCTGGCTGGCAGAACAGTTAAACGTGTCACCACAACGCGCCAGCGGAATCCTGAACAACGAAACGGCCTCTATGGCGACGATGGTTCAAATGGCGGATCTGTTCGGCCTTTCTCTTTCTGAGTACATCGCGCTTGGTGAATTTGAAGCGGTAAAGGAGTAACCAATGGCAGCCTTACCTTACATGCAGCTGTACGTGGCTGATTACCTGGCCGACACCATGCACCTGACCACTGAGGAACACGGCGCCTACCTGCTGCTGATAATGAACTATTGGCAGACAGGTAAGCCGATACCAAAAAACAGGCTGTCCAAAATTGCACGGATGGACAACGACCGTTGGACGACCGTTAAAGTTTCGTTGATCGAGTTTTTCAACGACACAGGAACGGAATGGGTACACGACCGAATTGAACGTGACCTTGAGGCGGTAAAGGATGCACAGGAACAGCGGGTTCGTGCTGGCAGGGCGTCAGCTGAAGCCAGAAAGCGGTCAAAACAGGAAGGAAACAAACGGAAAGGCAACGACCGTTCAACGACCGTTGACGATTCGTTGCAACGGGATGGCAACGAGAAACCAACGAATAAAGATACAGATACAGATACAGATACAGATACAGATACAGAAGGTAAAAAACAAAAGAATACAAAGACACCCGCTGCCGCGATTGATTATTCGTCATGGCCAGATAGTCCATCGGAGCAGGTGTTCAATGATTGGCTTGCAGCACGGCGTAAGGCCAAAGCAACGCATAGCCAAACCGCCATGAACCAGATCGGCAAAGAATTGCGCAAAGCGGCGGCAATGGGAATATCGGTCGATGAATGTCTGGCAGAAGCAGCCACCAGGGGCTGGCGAGGATTTAAAGCGGAGTGGTTACAAAATGAAAAACATCAACGAAACGGTCGATCAAGCATCCCGACATTTACAACGGACCCCGACGACACCAGTTGGGCAGAAGGATTTAACCCCAACTCAGGCGACCTCGAAAACCTTTGAGGAAATGGACACCAAGGTTATCAATCGCCTGTTTCAGAGGCTGCAAGAGATATTCCCCAAATGGCGAGAGATATGGCAGTCAGACGGCGAAGTGAAAGCAGCCAAGCGGCAATGGGCAAAGCAGCTGGTAAAAGCGGGCGTCAGTGACATTCAGATGATTCAGGAAGGATTAGAACAGGCCAGAGCCTGCGGATGGGTTCGCCCTCCAAGCGCTGGCCAGTTTGTGGCCTGGTGTCTGGAAGCGCTCAAAGAGCGAAACGGCATACCAGGCAAGGACAACGCGATAAGCCAGATGATGGCACTGCTACGCAAAGGCGATCATAACCGGCGCCGGTCCAGGTTGAGCCCTGCCATGTATACCATGAGCCGGTTTATTGACTGGTACGAAATGAAAACCAACGATGCCGAAAAGGCAACCAAGGCCATGGCGCGGGCTTATGACGAAATGATTGACCACTGGATGAACGGCCATGATTTTTATGAGCAGCCTGCAATGATCGAGCACGGAAATCCAACGGGCGTTGTTACTGAGTCCAGTCGCAAGAAAGGCCGGGAAACGCTGGCAAAGCTCATGGGGGATCTGAAAGGTGCCGATTGAACTCATGCTGGTGAAAGGTCAAGACGGCGCATTGCGGCCGGCGTCTGCCGCTGACCAGGACCACATGGGCAAATTTAAAACCGGGAAAGCAGTCAGGGTATCCGTGACACAGATTAAATCCAGGTCATTGCAGCACCACAGGCTGTATTGGGGCGGGCTTATTGAGTTGGCCATGGACTATTGGGAGCCTACGGGCGGTCTGGTGTCTTCAAGTGAAACAAGCACGCTCAAACGGTTTGCGGATTGGCTGGACAAGCAGGGCGGCAATTCTGGAGCCATACGTAGGGCCTGCGCTGCGTTTCTGGATGAACTAATGCATTCACGCGGGTTGCGCATTGATGCCCCTCACAAGTCACGAGAGGCGCTTCACGAATGGATCAAGATTGAGGCGGGTTACTATCGATTGGAGGAGACTCCCGGCGGCGTGCGCCGGGTGCCGTTGTCGATCAACTTCAACGCGATGAGCCAAGATGAGTTCGGCGTGTTCTACAAGGCAGCGTTCTCGGTGGTGTGGCGCTTCATCTTGAGCCGGGCTTTTGAAGACGATAATCAAGCACAAAACGCCATTGATCAGCTCTTACAATTCGGATAGCCTCGATCTGTGCGGCTAGGCTAGCTACCGAACGTGCGCGTCACCCGAAGCGTACTGCCGCATTCATATTTCGGGAATCTCTGAGGGTAGAGATATGATCGACTGCATTGAATGGACAAAACTGCGCGATAAAGATGGATATGGGCGGATCAAGGTAAAGCGGATTCCACGACTGGCGCATAGAATAGTTTACGCTGAAGCCAATGGCCTTTCCTTAAATGAAATAGACGGTAAAGTAATTCGGCATACCTGTGACAATCCTGGCTGCGTTAATCCGGACCACCTTGAGATAGGGACTCAGGCAGATAACTTGCGCGATATGCTTGATAGAGGGCGTCACGGACACACCATTCTTACGGCCAGCCAGGTCCAACGTATTCGGTCCAGGTACGTCAGGGGCTGTTGCATTAACGGAAGCCCGGCGCTTGGTCTTGAGTTTGGAGTTAGTGGTCGCACAATCCGCGACATTGTTAATAAAAAAACGTGGACGCATATTTAAAGCTGGCCTGTCCCGCACGTTTGAAAGCGAAGGACAGGCAGATAGCGCCATTAACCAGCTTTTGGCTTTTGGCTAATGCGAAACCTGAGCACGTCCAGCATAGTGACAAGCCGGGCGCTCATGTCGTCTGACCACTCGCGGAACTCTTCGGCGCTAAAGTGCTGTGCGTAGATCATATTAACCTATTTTACAAACGGTCATACAGGAATTTCGGCGTCATCAGTATTTGCAAGAGTTGTTAGAACATTGTAGTTAATGTCTACGTCAGTGCCCGTTCCATTGTTCGTAGGGGTAAAATGAAACTTAGCTTCTGTTCCGTCAGTAAATCCAATAGATCCTGCCGTTCCTACAGTAGTTCCAGAAATTTGAGTTATTGTATAGATTGCTCCTACTCTTTGCACGGCCCACTCATAACTAAAAACGGAAGTCTCATCTAGTGCGGTTGCTTTAGCTGTTCCAGATATTTTAACAAACGCCGCGTCGTCGAATATTAATGATACAGTCAACAGATCTTTTTCTACTGCTTCTGTGCCGACTACTTTTGCGCTCTGAATTAAAGTTGTGCCTGCCAACTCAGTCCGCCCAGAAACAGATGAAGCGACAGTGTTTAGCTTGCTAAGAGAAGCGTCCCCAGCAGAGTAAATACTGTTGGTTTCAAAAAAGTTTGAAGGAAGCTCGTTTGCTCTGTTTACGTTGCGATGAACAAAATAGCGATTTCTTGCCCCTCCTCTAACAACTAAGCACCTAGCGTTGTAACCTCCTTGCTCTGAAATTAGGTCAAAGTTATTGTATTGTGGAAAATAGTTTCTTGCTGGGACGCCGCCTTCGCCGGTTAAATTTTCTACTACTAGCGTAAAGGCATCAGGGGAAAAATGGTGAAACACTTCTGAAAGAGTACATTCCTGAGCACCATTCCAATGCATCGCAAATCTGCCGTCCGATGGATGACTACCATTACCACAGCGGTATAATTGAATGCCAGAAAACTGATTGGCATTAGCCCAACCGTTAAGACTAAGCGCTGTGTTTAAGTCTTTAAACCACACATCTCGTACGTGATTGAAGTAAACTACAGCGGAGCTACTAATCTGAGCCGCTGCCATGTAGATACCTTTGTTTGTATCTCCTGACGCATTGCCGTAAGCCGTTGGCCCCTGAACAGCACAGTTCCTTACTCCTGAATAAGATACAGTGCTTCCAGTATCAAACATATCTTTCATGCCCATACGAATAATGCCAAACGGGCAATCACTTAGGCTGACTATGGCAGAGCGCTGTCCTTCACCAATTACATTGGAAACAAGTCCTTTAATCCATACAACAGGATCGGTTCCTAATCCAGAAGGCTTAATTAATCTTCCCGTAGCAGTAAGGTATAGTGCTGTACCGCTATTAAGCTCAATCATTCTTTTAACCGTTGTACTCACTTCTATTACACATCTGCCAAGGGAGTCAACACAGCTTTGTATTTGTCGGCTATTGTCGTTAGTGCCTGAACTAAATGCGCCAAATGCAAATGCAGCATTCGTATATACTGACCTTATCCAGCACCCGTCACCAGCGCCGTCAGCAGTAAACCATTGCTCAACTTCAGCATCAACTGCCCAATCTGGAAAAGATTTGCCGGGGTCGAGTACGGTTCCTCCATTGTGGTCTGCTTTACTTTTTGTGGAATCCCAATAGTAAACTCCACCCCCTTCTAAAAAGCCTGAGTGATAACTAAAGGTTGAAACCTGACTGCCTTGCGTAGGTGTTGCAAGCGCAAGTAGGTCAGATACGCTTGTGACGCGAATTACCCGCTTGCTTACTGCGTCTTGCAGGCTTTCAGAGCTCCCCGATAGGGCCTGAGGCAAGCTATTCATGCTTGCGATGCCGGTCCAGGATCGGGTCAAAGATCCGGTTAAAGGATCGTCCGATAGAACCTCTACTACTGTATTGCCGCCAACGTAGGTAACGCTATCGACATACCCGTATAGGTAGCTTGCATCGTCAAGCTGCAACGCTTTTCCTGCGGTATAAACGTCTGTGTGGTTTCCTACAATAGAAAAGCTCGTAGGTGATACCTGTGTTGCCGCACGCTCATTGATCCATTCTTTTTGCAGTCCGGAAGGATCAGTAACAGGATCAGAAGTCCACACTTCAACATCATCAGCGTCTTTGACGACTACCTTGTAACTGCCGTCAAGGTAGATATTTGCATAGCCCGCACCATTCAAAATGGTAGGGTTGGCATTGGCTGTGACGCCATCCTCGCTTTGAAACGTTGCTTTTGGCGTGTTGGTGCCTGCCTGGTAGGTAAACACTTTGCCAAATGCCAACGGTGCGCCAGTGTCGCTGTCCCATGCGTAGAACTTGGGACCAATAATTGATGCTGCCATGATGCTTCTCCTAATTGTCTTTGGCTGATTATAGCCTACGGCATTTCTACGTGTACTTGTTCCAGTGCTTCTTTGGCCTGGCGGTAGACCTTAGATAGTGTCTCGTTTTTCTGCTCGTAGTAGCTTTCGATCTTGGCTTCTTTTTCTTCAGCGGTCATGTTCTCGTTGTATTTGTACGAGGCAATGATTTCCTGCTGATCTGAAAAAGCGCTGTCGACCTGACTGAAGGCCCCGTTGAGCCCTATAAGAATCTGATTGACCTTTTCACTGGCAAAGTCCGGCGCTTTGCTCGGATTACGGATGGCCTCACGCTTGAGCATGTTGAACGTCTGCTGTGCGGCGGCGGCCTTCACTTTCAGATCCCAATACCCTTCTGTCCATTTTGTGCGATAGGGCACGCGCTGGCCAACGAACTGGTGCGCCATGTAATCAATCGGCGTGCCGCGGTTAAATGGCCTGGCACCCCAATCGTCCTGTTTCCACAGTGCAGCCTCTGAAGCATCGGCAATAATCATTTCCACATAGCGCAAGAAGCCTTTGCTGTAATGCTCGGCCACCAGTGGCGATACACCCAGGTACTCGCCCAATTTCCGGTACATGATCGGCGTTCGATCGGTGTACTGGTATTCAGCGGGCAGATCCATCATAAACTGAGGGACCACGGGCGCCCCGGTGAACTTCTCGTTACGCTGAACTTCGATCCATGGCTGAAGGATGCCGGGATAGTCACCAATGCCCACAGTGTTGACCAGTGCCCAGGCCAAGTGCTCGGATGCTTCTTTGCCGTCCCGGTTCTCCATGTAGTCCAAACCGACTTCCGGAAGGGTTCCAAAGATATGGCCCACGTCATACGGGCGCGGAATCTTGAACGGCGTGTCTGCACCTGGCGGAAAGATCCACCAGAAGCGGGCTTTCTGGTCCGGCGTCAGCTGCTTGTATCGCTCGTCGTCGTGATTCAGCAACCACAGAATGGCGGTCATGGCCGTCAGCACGCCACCTTTCATCAGAAAAGCGGCCTTCTTGTCGGTCATTTTGGCAAAGTTGGCGCCCTTCATTTCGCCTTTCATTTCGACCAACTCCCTGGCTGACTTGTCCAGGCCCTGAATACCGGCGTTCATAAACGGAACAGTGCGAAGGAAATTAGCCCACAACTCATTGCGGCCCATTTTGCTAAAGTCGGTGGCAATCTCTCTGGCTTCCCAGGCGGCCTCCATCGGAGACGTGCCAGACTTCACGCCAACCTCGTAATCACCAATGCGCGATCCGTACTCAAACGCGCTGGTGAAGCGGTCCCATCCGGCTAGCAACTTTGCGGCCGCATCCCATGCCGACTCACTCGGCAAGTCCAGACGGCGCCGGTCGCGGGTTTCCTGTGTCCTGGCCTCGATCCTGGTGCCGTATCCGCCCCCTTGCAGCCTGAAGTCCTTGTAGGTCTGCGTGTTGAACATGAAGTGTCCCATGCCCTTCAGCGTGCTGTAGATCGGGATAAATCGGTTGCGGCTCATTATGGACGCACTCACGGTATCCCTTACTGCGTTCGGCCCCAGGAACTGAAACATACTGGTTACGGTTCGGGTCTGAAGGTTCTTCACCCGAAACAGGGCATTCATCACGGCGCCACTGCGTAGCCCTCTCAGGCCGGTAAGCATTTCCACCAGCAATGGCTCATGCACTTCAAAGTACACGCGCTTGCCGTTGACCACGGCGCTGTCCACATAGGTTTCCGTAGTCTGCGGTTTGTGGCCAAACGTCCAGAAGCTCAACAGTCCGGGGTTTTCTTCCAGGATTGCCGCGATATCTTCAACGTCCGTGATCTGTGCGTCCGGATCTCCGGCCATTATCATTCCGTCTTTGCTGACAGTGAGCCCCATTTCGACCATGGCTTCGGCCATCTTGGACGCCATCTGTGCCTGCTCTACCTTCACCTTCTTGCTGTCCGGTGCAATCCTGGCGGCAAACAGGGCGCCATCCTGGCTGTCCATAATGTCGTTGTAGAGCGTAGCCTTGGCGCGGGCAATGATCGCGGCTCGGATATTGGTCTGAATGCTCTCAACGATGTTTTCAGCGATATCCTTGGTATTCTGCGTGCCCCCGGTCAGGCGCCTGCCGATTTCGCTAACGCCCATTTCGTGGCCGTCCTCGATCCGCTCAATCACACGATGGAAAGGCACGTAGTTCTGGTTCATCTTTTTGAATGCATCGCGCTGGCTTTCGTCTATCAGCCCCATATCCACATAGAACTCGAGCATTCGGTCGTTGAATTTCTGGAACTCAGAGAATATCTGCGGAAACTCCGGGAATTTCTGGCCCAGGGACAAACCGGCGTCAATCTCCTGCTCGGTAAACAGATTCTCCCGGCCCTGCTTGCGTAGCTCCTGGCCCCGGCGTGCCTTGAAATACTCCATCAGATCATCAAACCGGCGCCATCCGTGTTTGCTGGCTGGCTTAAAGATTTCATTAAGTCCTTTGCCGCTAAACTCGTAATAGCCTTCATCGGTCAGGCGCGGCGTGCCGTTTTTAATCACAGCCTCATGCACGGATTCTGCCCCGTTGACCATCTGAAACTGCTTGTACGGGCTCACGACGGCATCGCCTACTTCGCCTTTCAGCGTGCGCTCTACCACCTTGGCGGCATGAATCTTATCAATCACCTGCTGGCGGTAACGCTCAAGCGGATAGCTGTTCTGGTATTCCAGGATCTGCTGCTGTGCGGTCAACTCCCGGCCAGACTTGGCCCGTAGCTGTGCCCGTGGCCCCTGCAAATACCAGCGGTGCATTTCATCCTGCAAGCGCTTCATCTTGCGGTTCAGTACAGCATCGTCCTTCATTACTTCTTCAAAGCGCTGCGTGAACAGTGGGGCTCTGGCTTTGGCTTCGCTGTAGTTGGTCAGCCACAGGCGCACGAACTCGGCAAAACCTTCTTTGGCCTTCAGGTTCTTTTTGCTGGTGTAGCTCAACGCTTCCACTTCTTTGCGGTACTTGCTGTCTTTGTACTCCCGTGTAAAGCGCTTGTTGTAGCGATAGTGCATATCCAGGTAGTGCGCCATTTCGTGCGCCATTACCTCCACATCGTCATAGTTCTTAACGCGCACTTCGCTATTGCTGCTGCGGTAGAAGCCTAGCTTTGACTTGCCCCGGACCTTGCCAAAATAGATCCGCTTGCCAATCAGATCCTGAAGCATGAAGCGGATACCTTCACGGCGGGTCGGCTTTTCCTCGGGCTTCAGCTTTACGGTGCGATCCCCAATCTTGAACTGGTCGCTGTCAGGGCGCCGGGGAACTCCGGTCATGCTGTACGGTGGTTGCCATTGCGGCATAGGTGTATCCGCCCCCATATCGCTCATCATGGCGCTGGTGGCGTCCTCCTGCCCTGGCTCCGGGTCTTTCTTCGGCTGCAATTCGGCAATTACCAGCTGGTGGCGGGCTTTGACCTTGGCCAATTCGTCGGCCTGATCCCATTCGCCTACCTGTTCTTCCAGCTGCGGTAGATCCTTTTCGGCCTGGCTCACCCGTTTGGCGGCCTGCTTTGCCTCTGCATCAATGGCCGATATCGTGTTGATAATTCTGCGCGTTAGTCCGGCCGGGTCAGCTGAAGAAATGTCGTTTATCTGTATTTGGTGCTCCATAGCGCCTTGCAGAGTCACCATGTAGTTATTTAAAAAAGGGCCAGTCACTTTGTCCAGGGTCATATCAAAACCGGCGTAGCTGCCAATGGCTTTTGATTCAACGCCAGAATTTTCCATCTTGTTGGCTTCGGCCAGAATCTCCTGGCCCGCTACCTTTTGCTTGTCGATTTTCTGCCCGTTCACGGTCATGGTGAAGTCTTTGGGCGCGGCCTTGGCCTTCTTCACGTCCTGCGCGTACTTCAGCAAGCGATCCTTGCCACGCTCAACAATGCTTTTCTCCCGACGAATCGCGTCACGAATCCGGAACTGTTCGCGGTCGTGTTCTTCTTCGGCTTGCTCAAGCGTTCGCAGTTTCCGGCGTAGCTCCATTTCTTCCAGGATCAGCGGATTACCACTGGACGCGGCTTTCATTTCGGCGGCATTGGCCGATTCGGCGCCCAAGTCCTCAATTTCGCGCTGCTTGGTGTTGCCTTTGCGCACCTGCTCGATAAACCTGGCTTTGGTTTCGATGGTCTGCCACATACGGCTATCCAGCGTCTGCTTGGTGGCGTAACGGTTAATCTCGATCTCAAAACCGTCCGGGTCGCGCTCGTAAAGCTCGTTACCCTGGCGGATAATCCGGCCTTCCCGCTGTTCCAGGTCAGACGGACGCCACGGCGCATCCATGTGGTGTAGTGCCACCAGGCGCGTCTGCACGTTCATACCGGCGCCCATCTTGGCGGTGGAGCCCATCATCACCCTCACCCTGCCCGTTCGCACCTTGGCAAACAGTTCGGCCTTCTGAATCTCTGTGTTAGCGCTATGGATGTATTCGATTTCAGATTCCGGGATACCCTTGTCGATCAGCTTCTGGCGCAAGTCGTCGTAAACGCTGAAATCACCATCCAGCGCTTCAAATTCGTCCGGGCTCATTTTGTCCAGCTGTTCGCTGGCGGCCTCGTCGCCATTCTCCGCACGCTGCATCAGGTCACGGATTCGGTTCGCTTCCTGAGCCTTGGCGCCCTTTGGCGTACTCAGGTCGATGAATACCAGCTGTGCGCCCTTGTCGGCGGTCCACTGGTCGTACAGGGTCTTTATCCGGTCTGCGGCCACGTTGATCTTGCTGTCGGGGTTGTCTCCGTACAGTGCAGGGTCAATCAGGCGCATATCCAGGGCGGCCTTGCGGGCATCGCTCATTATCTTGAGCATGTTATCCGCGCCTTTCTCTGGCTTCTTGGGCAAGTGTTCGGCCCGGTACACCAGTGAGCCCTTGGGATAGGTTTCTCTGCCGTTGTCGTCTTTGACTGGCACGCCTATGTAATCGGCCTGGTCCTCGCTGCGCTCCACAACGATGTTATTCGGCTTGCCGCCCTTGATCTTGGGAACGGGAAGGCGCTTGCCCTGTGCCGCCAGCTGCTTATTGATATCGTCCCGGTTAATCACGTCACCAAAAGTCAGGTAACGCTGCATTAACTCAGGCAGATTCACGAACTTGCTGAAGCGGCTGTTCAGTTTGTAGTTGCCGGTTGGTGACAGCTCCCAATCGGTGACCACTTCCCCGTACATGCGAGCCCAGGCATCAAAGTGTGCAATGCCCTGGTCCTGAAGCATCTGATAATCCAGGAAGCGCTGCATGGTATACATTTCGGCCATGGTGTTGCTGATCGGCGTGCCGGTCGCAAATACCACGTTGTTGCCGCCAGTGCGCTCAAGGATGGATTGCACCTTCATAAACATATCAGCGGCTTTCTGGCTTCCCTGCGGGTTACCCAGGCCAGCCACACGGGTCATGCTGGTGGCAAATCCCAGGTTCTTGAACTCGTGCGCTTCATCCAGAAACAGGGCATCGATACCCAACTCACCAAACGTCAGGTTGTCGTCCTTGTTTTCGGCGTCATACAGGCGCTTTAGCTTTTCCTCGAGTCGTTCCTTTTGCTTCTCGATCTGCTTAATGGATCGGGAGCCCTTGCCCTCTTGGTCCCGGATAGTCGATATAGCGGTATCAATATCCCGGATCTGCTGCTTAATGAAGCGGTCCTGAAACTCTGCATCCATTTCGACCTTGCCAAACGAGGAATGCGCCACAATCACGGCGTCCCAATCCCCGGTGGCGATCCTGGCGAACAGGCGCTTACGGTTGCCCTTCTCAAAGTCTTTTTTGGTGGCGGCCAGAATGTTCGCGTTCGGATACAGCTTGGTGAAATCTTCTGCCCACTGGCCTACCAGGTGATTCGGAACCACAAACATGGGTTTCCTGGCCCGGCCCGTGCGGCGTAGCTCCATAGAGCCTGCAATCATGGTGAAGGTTTTACCGGCGCCGACTACGTGATCCAGCAACGTGGTGCCGCTTTGCACAATGCGCCATGCCGCGTTTACCTGGTGCGGCCGCAACTTCACAATGTCGTCACTGACCTTGCCGGGGAATGTCAGGTGCGATCCGTCATACTCGCGCAACTGATCGGTGTTGAACGTATCGTTATAGAGCCTGGTCAGTCTTTCCCTGCGTGCATCGTCGCGCCAGATCCATCGGCGGAACTCGGTTTTTACTCGCTGAATCTTTTCGTTGGCGGCATTGGTGGCGGATTCGTTGACTACGGTGGTGCTTTCGTCAATTCGGTCACGAATCACAATGCTCTTGTCGTTTGCCGCGGCGGTGAGGATATCTGACACGCTGGCCCGGTCGGTGCCGTACTGGTTCGCGGCGGCGGTTGTGGGCTCACCACGGACAGACCACTTGGCCATTACCGGGTTGTACGTGGCCTTGCCGCTGGCTTTGCCAAGAATATGATCGGCAAATTCTGTAACCACTTCGGGCGGCAACCAGTGGGCGCCGGGCTTCACCTTGATATCAACGGCCTCGATATCTTCCGGCTGCACTTCTTTCAGGGCGTCGACGTTCTTTTGGAAGCGCGGCATATCCTTGGCCATACGCTCGGCCATGGCCAACTTCTGCTTTACGTTGCCAGACAGGTATTCGTCGCGGGATTCCCAATTATTCGGTGAGCTCTCGAAAACCAGATCCCCGAGCTCGTCCACAATGGCGCTTTCGGTTTTGCCGTAAAGCTCGGCCATGTACTGCATATCGACCTGGCCTTTTTCGGATAGGCTGGCGGTCATGGCGTCTTTGGCTGTGCTGGCTTTGTCCGGTGCCTTGTATGGCTGCTGTGTCCTGGTCCTGAAGATGGCGGCCTTCTCGGCGCTCGGCTTGCGCGGGGTTTCCCCGGTGCGCTTGGCAACAGTCGCGCTGATACCTTTATCGTATGATTCTTCCAGGGCGGCCAGCTGCGGCCACGTTGGATCATCCCGGAACAGGCGCTTATTGGCGTCCAGGTTGATTGGCCCGTTCTTCTTCACGAACTGGTCATAGGCGCGGTTCAGTCGGTCCCGCAATGCCGCCAGCGCTTCATCTTTCACGTTTTCGGTCAGCTGCGCCTTACGCAGATCCGCGAACACGTCCCGGACCTTAATCAGACCTTTTACCCGTTCTTCCGCTTTCTGGCTTGGCACGTCGACGGCTTCAGAGCGTGCCTTGCCCATTTCATCTTCCAGGCGAATGCTGATCTGATCGCCGTCCATGAACATGCTGCCCACCTTCACGTCCTCGACGTTGGTAGGTATGGCGACTTCTTCCGGTACCGGGTTGGCGCCTGCCTTGTCCATGAATCCTTTGGGCAGACTGGCCAGCGCTTCCTTCAGCAATGCGTTGGTGTCTTGGCCCTCTTTGGCTACCAGGGCGGGTTCGTTCGGCCCGTACATGGAGCCATAGGCGCCCCATTCACCAAGCATCATTCCAGGATTGCGGCTGAAGTATTCGTTCAGTGGTACATCAATGCCCTTGGCATCCTGCACGGTGTTGACCACGGACCACGAATCACCTGCCGGCGCCTCATTTTCCCGGCGCTTGCGCAAGAAAATAATATCGGTGGTGACTTCTGTTCCGGCGTTTTTCAGGAAAGCATTGTTTGGCAATCGCACGGCGCCCAACAAATCCGCACGCTCGGACAGGTAGTCACGCGCCATCTTGTTGTTGCCGTCCATCAGGCGACTGGACACGACCATGGCCAGCACGCCATTGGGTTTTAGCCCGGCCATAGACTTGGCAAAGAAGTAGTTGTGGATGCTCATTTTTGACAAGGCTTTGCGCTTGCCGTCATACAGCTTCTGGTTGCCAAACGGCGGGTTACCAATGGCCAGATCAAAATAGCCATCCGGCATGGTGAACTCTTGGAATCCTAACGGCGCCTGAATGTTGGCTCCGGGATAGAGTTTTTGGGCAATGCCCCCGGTGATATGATCCAACTCCACCCCGGCAATGCTGCTCTTGCTGCGCACGCCACCAGGCATAAAGCCCAGGAAATTGCCCGTTCCCACGGAAGGCTCAAGCACACGGCCACCTTGGAAGCCCATATTCTTAACGGCCTGCCAAATCTCGGTGACAATCTCCGGGCTGGTGTAATGGGCATCCTGCGTGCTGCGGCGGGCGGCCTCATACTCTGCATCGGTCATTACCTCTTGCAGCTGCTTGGCTTCTTTCTCCCATCCCTTGGTAATCTTGCCGTTCTCACCAACAAACGCCTGCGGGATACCACCCCACCCGACATACCCGGCAAGGATCTGCTGTTCCTCCGGTGTTGCCTGGCGGCCTTCCTCGTTCAGCTGCTTCAGCGTTTCAATGGCTCGGATATTGTTTTTGAACTTGGTTTTGGCCCCGCCACTACCAATGTTCATTTCCGGCGTCAGTGTGAAGAACTTGGCCGGGCGGTCGCCTGCTGGCTCTGCTCTTTGCGTTGTTGCGCCTTTTGACGTTGGCGCCGTTTCTGCCGCTTCTTCTGTCGCATCTATGGCTTCCTCAGATCCTCGGGTTGTGGGCTGTCCACTTCCAGCGTCCTGCCCATCGTCCTCATTGCCTCGTTCAGAATCCCTGGCCCGTTGCTGGCGGGTCGATCGTTCTCCGGTTCCCCCGGGGGAAACAGGTACTTTTCCCTCACCATCTGAAACGCCTCGTCTGGTTGATACCCGGCGTCCTCCAGCTGGCTGACCTCCTGATACGTTCTCTCCGCTGCCTGTTTCAGCATCGGTTCCAGCGTCCCCTGTTTCTTCAGGCTCTGGTAAAACTTCGGCCGGTGCTCCTGCCAGTGGCTCCTGGCCTGGTTGATCCAGTTCTGTAGGTTCATTAGTGCTTTCCTCTGGCAACTGGCGTAACAATTCCTGCTTTTGCTGATCGTTTAGCTGGCTGTTATTGATTGCTCTGGTTACTGATTCGGATTTAACGCGGATTCTTTCGGCGTCAACTTCCTTGTTGATATTATCTACCCGGCTTTGCAGGGCACTGAAGTCCTTGCTGCTATCCACTTCTGTTTTTTCGGGCAGATTAGAGCCTTTAGCAGCAATGGAAACTTCTTCTTTTGCATCGGTTGCTGTTTGCTGCGTCTGGCTGGCAAACACATAACGATTGGGCGAAGATTTAAACGATACCATCGCCTTTCCGGAGTCAGGGTGCGGCATTACGTCAGCAACGGTTTCATCCTTTCCGTTAAAGGTTACTTGCGAACCAATGCCTACACTGCTGGCGTCGTCAGCTTCTTGCTCGGATTCTGGAATAGCTGTCGCTGGCGGTATGTTTGGCTGCAACGGCACGTCGACGTTACCGGGCATTTCGCTTTGCTGCGGCGTTATATCATCGGCGGCCTGGCCAGTTTTACCACCTGGTGGTAAATTTTCGGCGCCTTGTAAATCAACGGGTTGTTGATCCTGTCGATTTACAATTCCTCGTTTTACATAGCTGGCGAAAGCCACACCACCCTCATCAACGTTATTTTTAGTTATTACACCGTAACCTGATCGCTCACCGTTTGGACCAATAGAAATTACAGTGCCGCTTTCCGTTACTTCGTATGTGGCGTCAAGGTCTTTGTGTTTATAAATCCCAGGCTCAATATCCACGCCATCTCTATATTCATTTCTCTCGGCCTGCGCTTTGCGTTCTCGTTTCGATACCGGGTCTTTGTCTGGATCTCTATTTTTGTAATTCTCACGCTCCTGATCTCTGCGTGTTTTTTCTTTTATTTCTATATTTTTGGCTTCTTCCAGAGTTATAGGCTGGCCTTCCATGATCGACTTTTGTAAGGCTCTTACTCCATCCTGTCCAAGTCCGGTTTTTTCTTTAAATTCTTTTACTGACTGCGATGCAGGTGAGCGATTTCGGCCCTCTTCGTCTACCAGGTCATTGGGTTTTGGTGATTTGGCATCGGTTGCTGTTTGCTGCGTCTGGCTGGCAAACACATAACGATTGGGCGAAGATTTAAACGATACCATCGCCTTTCCGGAGTCAGGGTGCGGCATTACGTCA